CTCTCGCTGCATTGTCGCGAATGAATTGAGGAACAGTTAAATCGACCTGACGAATCTCTCCGCCTGGTTCCATATCCTCAGAGATGCTAACTGCGACCATCTGATCGATTGCATCTTGCTTATTATCGTGGCAACCAATCGTCGTGTAGGAACCGTCAGATTCTTCTTTGACAGTTGCCCAACCTTGACAATCGGGTTGTTCATTTGAAATGTAATAAGGCATCGGGTGTCCTATATCAGAAGCAGGACTTCTTCATCATCTGCAAGGATTGAGAAGTCGATTCGAGCGATTGCATTGGCTTTAAGTGAAGGTATCTTCGCCATCGCCACCGCCGTCGCGGTCGCTATGACTTTTTCAACTTGTTCAACTGTGGGGAAACTAGGTTGAACAAAGTTTGGCATTCCCGCGCCTGCACTTGCGCCACCTTCAGGTGTTGGAGGTGTCGGAGGTGTCGGGATTGTGTTCGCCTCTGCAACCAGCGACCCAAAGGAAGAAGAAGCAGTTGCAAATGTGGTGACGACTGAGGCTGCGGAAACAGTCAAGCCACCAAGAGGCGCAGAGGCGACCACAAAGTTTTCGACTTCGGCTGTTGCGCTTGCATTTACTCCGCCAAGAGTTGCGCTACCCGAAGCAACAGGGCCAAGCAAATCAATGTCAAGTTGCCCTGTGCCAAGGATTAAGCCTGGCATATTAGCTCGCTATTGTGAGCGATACAGTCAAAGAGCCACTAGGGATAACATAAGTATCGCCAGCAGTATAGGCATTGCCACTAATGCTGCCACTAAATAAGAAATTGCCAGCAGAAGCATTATCCCAAGCGGTGAAAAATGTCGCATCCTGACTGCCTGAAATGTTTGTCCAAGTAATGTCTGCATCACTCGTAAGAGTGCCCGCAGAAGAGGCCCCAAACGATGCGGCTTGGCGGGTGGTTTCTGTTGCGGCGTTGCTTGTTCCATTTGCTCCTGGATCGCCTACATGTAGTTTGATATAAACGGCCCCGACTGCGAATGACGAGTTATTTCCTACCGCATCAAGTAATTCATCGGCAAGATATGAGCTGATTCCTGTGGCCATTATTCATCGCCCTCCATAAATTCTTCGATGACTTCGGTGATGCGACCGTGTTCATCTCTCTTGACTATCTTGCGAACTCTTGTGCGCTCGATGTTATTTGTGACCTCAACCTTTGGCGCTTCGACATTTACAGTCGGCGCTTCAACGGAAACATTCGGAGCATCCACCATCACAACAGGCTGTTCGATATTTACATTCGGAGCTGCAACATTGACGGTCGGCTCAGGAACTTGAACAACCATCTGTGCTTGGTCGCGTTGCTCGCGCACATCATAAACACCTTCAGGATTCGCAGGATCGATTGTCGAAATCTGCTGAAGTTGTGTTGAAGGAACTCCGGTGTGTGCCATATCAGGAAGTCCTACTGCGCTCAATACTGCCGCAGGGTCAAAGCCAACTTGAATCAGTTGTGCTGCAATCTCGGTGCGCAACTTAACGCCGACATCCTTGGCATCTGCCGCATCGATGTTCTGCAATGGAACACGGAACTGATCGCCGGCTTCTCCAAGAGGCGCTAAATCTTCAACGGCGCGAACATCATTGAGACTCAAGAAGCCTTCTCTCAATCCCTTTGTGTAAGCCTCATATCGCTCAAGAGTTGTGCCACGAAGTAAGGCATCAAGATTGAATTTAACAAAGCCATCAGATTCAGGAAGCAATCCTGATAGTGATTGCTCAAGGCGCTCAAGTAATGGGCGAAGTGAATGCTGAACGAATGACAAGTTCTGTGCTTCGACAGAAGCGAAAGACATCGCGCCACTTACCGGATGACCGAGCAAAGAAATCGGAACACGGAAGATGCGAGCAATCTCTTCAACATTGAATCTGCGAGTATCTAGGAGTTGTGCATCTTGAGCATTAAGTTGCAAAGGCTTGAAACTTGCGCCACCTGTCAGGACACCGATTCTGCCGGCACGATAAGGGCCAGCGTGAGTAATGTTCCAATCACGGCCGATGTCATTGGCTTGCTCGCCTGTTAGCTCGCCAGGATATTCGATGATTCCGCCAGGGTTTGCAGCGTTGCCAAAATAGGAAGCGGCATAGACCTCAGAAGCCATAGCTGCGCCAAGAGTTGTGCGAGTTGCACCTATTGGGCCGAGGCCATACATCTCGCCAGGAAGTCTAAAGAGTGGAATGTGTAGAACTTCGTTCTTTGAAAGAACTTCGGTATACATATTGCCGTTTTCGTGGATTGTCACTTCATAAACCAAAGGCTCATTCGGTTGCAATCTCTTGATGCGAACGCGCTCAGGGTTTAAGCAATAAAGCTCAATCACTTCACCCATCTCATCGCGAACAGTCAGGATGAAAGCGTTTCCGTGAAGGTTAAGTGAGGCAATGACTTGCTCTAAGAATTCAAGACGAGTGGCTTCAGGATTCGGTTTATTGATCCATTCAGGTTGCGAACCATAGACGGCCGAATAAGAGATTCGATTGCGACCTCTGCGAACATAGGCTCCCATTGGAAGCGATGAGATTGTGTCCGAGAGAAGGCGAACACAGGCATAGACCGTTGACATTCGCACGGCGGTTTCGCTTGTTACTTCAACGCCTGCCGGCATCATAAATGCAGGGCGACCAGGAATTAAAGGCTCAAGCCATTGTTCGCCTGTTCCATTTCCTGAACGGCGGGCGAAGCCTGTCCTGATTCTCTTAGATAAAGACATCACTCACCCTTTTCCGTTGCCCAAACTAGATAACCGCCAAGCACAACAAGTGCAAGCGGAAGTGAAACCATATAAAGACCCGTCGTGATTAACGCGACACCGACCGCGCCAACGATGGCGGAGAGATCGAACTTCATTCATTCTCCTAGACTCTGATTGAATAAAAGCGAGGCACAGGCGCTTTGGGCGGTGCGGGTTGTGTTGCCCTGTCATAGCCAAAGATTGCCGCGACTGCGGCATCTACCTTTCGCCGTGCCGATGCCTTCGCCACCATCACACCCCTTGATGATTGCTTTGTCACACAGTTAGCGACATGTCTTGCGAGTCGCTCATCTCCATCGTGAGTGAACGATTCGTTGACGACTGCTTCATAGAATTTCTGCGTTGCGGGCACCATTCGCTCTGCGCTGTTTGGATAAGCGACAACGGGCAATCCCTCTTCGTCAAGCACCATAAATGTTCGATTCCATCGGGCAGGGTCGAAAACAATCTCACGCACAGAGAATCTACTATCTCTGCAAAAGTCGATGATTTTCTGTTCGACTTCCGCGACCGGAACGAACCAACTTGAATCGGCATCTTGCGGCTTCTCCCAAAGTCCGGCAACGAATAAATGAGGTTTGTCTCCGCCTAAAGCGAAGCCCACAAGAGCCGTAGAGTCATTGCTAAACGCGCCATCAAATGCAAGCACAACTTCTTCACCTGCAATAAATTCGCGTTCTCTATTTTCTAATTGTTCCCAAGCTCCGTTCGGTAGCCAAGCAACAGAAGTCGAAACGAATGTGTTGCATCGCTTTGTGCGAAACTCTGCTTCAGGAGTTCTAAGAACTGCGCTCTTGAAATCTTCAATGTCAACAATGTCACCAAGACCAGGATTGCCTTCTTGCCAAGAATCTTCGCTTCGATGATCGAAAGCATCTTTGACAGGTTCCCACCAAGCAAAGAAGAACGATGGGTCTGCAAGTTCGCCTTTGACGATTCTCTGTCCATACTGATAGAGCGAATAGCAAAGTGAATCTTGCCCGCCGGCAGATGCCTTGACTCCGGCAGTTGTTATACCAAATAGCAAACTGTCAGCGCGAGCGCCACCGGCTAGTGAAAGCGTATTCCATAAATCCCAAGAAGGTTGCGCGTGAACTTCATCGAAGATGACAAGCGGTGAAGGATTCAAACCTTCTTTTGTGTAAGCCTCGGCAGATAAAACGCGATAGACCGATGACTTCTCTTTATATTCAATAGCATCGCGATACAAGGTGAACATTGATGAAAGTTCTTCATCGAGTTCAATCATTCGCTTCGCGGTGCCGAAAACTATTTTTGCTTGATCCTTGTCAGCAGCGCACGAATAAATCTCTGAGCCATTTCCGCCAAGAGTAAGACCGGCCAAACCCATAGAAGCAGCAAGGGCCGACTTTCCATTCTTGCGGGCCATGCCCACCAAGGCCGTTCGATGTCTGAATCTTCCATCTTCCCTCCGAGCAAGAGCGTGAGTCAGAAGCTCTTTTTGCCAATCGCGCAAGACAAGCAACTTGCCGGCGGGTGAAGCAACTGAATCCTTTGTGACACGACAGACGGCCTCGGCAAACCTTGAATAGATTTCGCCATCGCCCCTGTCACGGTCGGCTTGCGGAACTTCGGTCAACCACCTCGGCGGCCAAGACTTAGGATGTGACATTCTTTTGCGCAAGTAGCTCTTGAATCTTTGAACGAGCCTTCACTTCCGCAACCCCCAGTTTGGAACGATCTGTTGGACTCATACCCAACAGGCTAAGCATAGTTTGAAGTTGCCCATCAAGGCTTCGTAAGGCGACTCGATCTCGCCAGTCGCCGGTGCCTCTGAGAACAAGAAGGCGCAACTGAGAGCGTTCATCCATTGACTCGCAAAGAAGAGTCACCATTTCTAAATCGGTGTCAGGGCTAATCCAAGTTCTACCTTGATCCCAAATGCGATTCCAAAGTTTTAATCCCTCAGGGCCTAGTGGCCTCGGCGGTGTCGGTGTGTCATTTGCCATTGGCAAAGCAATGATTTTTGATTTATTTGGTAAGGCTCTTTTTCCTGGATTTCCTAATCTTCTTTTGACTTCGTTAGGCTTCGGTGGATTCGGCATCAGTAATCAATACGGCTTTCTCACCCGTTATCTTCTCAAGTCTTTGCACAATGTAATCGACATAAATCGGTTCATATTCAATGCCAACTCCAATTCGACCTGTCTTTGCGGCTGCCATCAAGGTTGATCCAGAGCCGGCAAAAAAATCAATAACAACAATCCCATCATCTGTCCATCTAGTCAACATTTCTTCAAGCATATCAACGGGCTTTTCTGTTGGGTGAATTCGCTTTTCACCAGCGTTGATGTGTGATGTGAAGTTTGTCCAATGATAACGAAGTAGGTCTTGCTTGTGCTTATTCGATGACCAGCACAATTCAAATCCTGAACCTACAACAACATCTGTTGCTTCCGTTCGTTTATCCCAAACCAACCATGACCCAGTTAAATCATCAAGAGTCAATGTTGATTTATAATAATTGGCTCCCCACCAAAACTGTTCTGTTACATTAGAAAACTTTTTACGATATATAGAAGCATCAAATGGTTTGTCATCATTCAACACCTTTTTATAAGTCTTACCACCGCTTGACGAGTAATCAGTTTCCAAATTGATTCCGTAAGGAGGATCGGTTAAGATGCAACCTACTTTAAGATTTTCAAGAACTCTGTCTATATTAGATTCAATGCTTGAATCCGCACACAATATTCGATGAGAACCTACAAGCCAAAGATCGCCTGACTTACTAATTGCATTCTCAGGAAGTTCTTGTTTGTCTAAATTAGATGATGTCTCCTGTTCCTTGATGACATCTTTGAACAGTTCATCAACAGATGCTTTATCCCAACCGGTATCACGCAACAATTCAACATCAACAATTTCAACTGCTTCAATCAATTCACGAAGTAAATCGTCATCATAAGAACCAAGTTCGGCGGTGCGGTTATCGGCTAGGGCA